CGCCTGCTCACGCTGCCATGTGGCATTAAGCCAATGCAGATATCCCCCGGTACCAGTATTCCGCTTCGAAACTCGCGATGCGAGTCTCGACTTCGGAATGTCATCGCTGACAAGCTGATACTTAAAGGACGTATCTACACCACCCCAAAACCGCGAAGGGACAAGAGACTTAAGCCACAACCAAATATCCTCAACCTCAGGGTTGAGGATACTATCGTGTGGACTGTACTCTGCCCACTTCCTTAGTTGGTTAGCGACGTGGATCACGTCGGTTAGCTTCTCTAAGGGAGCTTTCACGTAGAAAGGAGTTATATCGATCCCATCATGGTAATGACCACCACATGAGTCCCTAAAAGGGCCCGAGGAAAACGACTTATCGGAATTAACCGAAAAGCCGAAGAATCCAAGGGCCCAAACGACGTCGTCAAAGGCGTCGGTGGGGCATATGATGTCAGCGCCATAAACAGAAACGACACCAGAGACACCTGTGAAGTAACAGGTAGTTTTCACGATCGCCCAAAAGAGCAAGCTCTCAAGTTCGAAAGTGAAACCGTTTCCCATTGAGGAAAACATCTCATTACGGTGTTCTTCACCATCTATGATGGTAACATGACACCTTGCGGCGTCAAGGACGCTGTACCAACAACTCGGAAGGAGAAGCGATACAAGCTCAGTAGACACGCTATCACTGGCACTCGAAAGGTCCAGAGTAGCAAGTTTACCGGTAAGAGAACCCTCACGTGCCAGTCGATTGTTGATCGATTGGTCGTTGAGATTGATCCCCTTACGCCTGAGAGACCGGCGAATAAATCCGCCGATTCCCTTTTGGAAGAACATATTGATGTCAGGCTCTTTACAAGCGCATCGATCAATATCCGTTTTCTTAGGCACTGTGAACAGCACGTTTCCAGGAAATTCAACCATCTCGAGGACATTGTCCCCTACGACGGTAACATCTCCTGCCAGTTGGAACCAGAGAGGTAGCTCGTCCCGGATTAAGGGAACGAGTTCATCAAGGCACCTAGCTGTAACGTGTGCTAACCCGAGGTACTTCCCAGCCGGATGGCTTGAAGTACGGGCGCGGCTTGTCGTGGCCCCACCAGAAAAGGACCCTATAAGGGCCTCCACTGGCACGGTCTCACCAATCGTTTCTGCGATTAGGTGTTGCGCGTGTGCTACGAAACGATCGAGTGAGATCCGGGGTAGAATATTGAATTCCCCGGACGTAAAAATCAATCGATCATTAGTCGCAGCGTTCTCTCTCTCGGTGGCAAGCCACTTTGAGATGGCACGATTCCGCCTAACTAAAGGCGGATCCGTGTCCTGAGACACAAACTTCGAAAAGATTTCCTTCTTAAGGTAATCCGTCTTAACGGACGGGCTTAATTGGGATATCCTCTGTCGAAGTTGCTCGGTCAAGCCGTCGGGCATTACCTGATTCCGGCAGTTTGATTTCTGCCGAGGATGAGGACGTGTCATATCTACTGGGTACTCCCATGTTAGTATGATATCGTTCAGCCGATGCTGAAACGAAAAGGAACGAAAGGAAAACGATAACCGCGCATAGCAGCGTGATTACCGCCATCCGTTCGCCCCCACCGGAAGGTACGTTCTGGCGTGTAGCCATTGCGAGTATCTACCGAGTCGTAGGACTCAGTAGAGACCTTCCAAGCCGACGAGAACCCCTCGGACCATCGTTTGGTCGGACTTCAACATGTCCAT